GCGCTCGATGAGCTAGAGTAGATCAACCACCAACCACGAAAGCGGAACAAACCGCTCGGGACACACAATGACCACACCAGCTGAATACGACGCTCTCTCTGATCGTGACCGCCAACTCGCACGCGCTGCTTCTGGTCGCCATGCCTGGCCACACTACAGCGGCGATCACATCAAGCCCTTGAAGGCTTCCAGGCAAGCCAATCGTCGCCAGCAGCTTCTCACTCAGAAGACGATCGCACAGACTGCCCGCAAGGCTAAGGTGCATAACAGGCATAGGTGATCAAATGCCTACGCTTGATGATGACGACATGCTTCCTGTGTGTAATCGCCAGCTTCGACGCGAAGCCCAGGACGCTATCGACCGCAAGTCGTTCCGTAACACACTTCCCCATGACCACCAGTCAGCATTGAAAGCCCGTAAGGCAAGGCGAAAGAGCAAGTCACGACGTCGCCAAACGATTACGAAGTATCAAACGCGGGCACATCGTGCTTAGCCCGCGTGAACGTGACATACGGCAGCGTCTCAAAAGCGATTTTGATCACTACGCCTCGAAATGCTTAAGGATCAGGACCAAAAAGGACGGTTTGCAGCCTCTTAAGCTTAATCGCGTGCAACGATATCTGCACGAGCACCTTCAAGCACAGCTAAGAGAACGTGGCTATGTGCGTGCTCTGGTACTAAAGGGACGTCAACAAGGGTGTTCTACCTACATTGAAGGCCGGTTCTTTTGGCGCGTGTCTCACCTTCGCGGCAAACGCGCGATGATCCTCACTCATATGCAGGACGCAACCGACAATCTCTTTGGCATGGTCGATCGGTTCTATGAGCATTGCCCAGACCTGGTTAAGCCTCACAAAGGCAAGAGCAACAGCAAAGAGCTATCCTTTGACGCGCTGGATAGCTCCTACCGTGCGTCAACAGCCGGATCGAAAGGAACGGGACGATCAGAGACCGTGCAGTTCTTCCACGGTTCTGAGGTAGCTTTCTGGCCTAATGCAGCTGAGCATCAAGCTGGTGCTCTCCAAGCCGTTCCTATGGCCGATGATACGGAAATCATCTTTGAGACGACGGCCAACGGTGTCGGCGAGCCATTTCATTTGGCATGGCAGGACGCTGAGGCGGGCAAGAGCGACTTCGAAGCGATTTTCCTACCTTGGTACTGGCAAGAGGAATATCGGCTCCCAGTGCCTCCAGATTTCGCTCTAGATGACGATGAAGACAACAACGAGGTCGAATATAAAGAGATCTATGGCCTTGATGATGAGCAGATGGCGTGGCGTCGCGCTAAGATCATCGAGTTTCGAGGCGATGTCAGCCTGTTTAGGCGCGAATACCCTGCCACAGCGGCCGAAGCCTTTGAAGAGAGCTCTGATGAAAGCCTGATCAAGCCATCATTGGTTACCAAGGCTAGGAAAACCAAGCTTAAGGGTGTCTTCAAAGAGCCGTTGGTCATTGGCATTGATCCTGCAGGCGAGGGTAGGCGTGGCGACCCTACGCTTGCTGACAGGACGGCCATCATACGCCGTGAAGGCGGCATCATGTATGGCAAAGAGACATATCTTGGTAAGGATCCGATGCAACTCGTTGGCATCATCGCCAAGATGATTGAAAAAGAGAAACCCGAGAAGGTGTTCATTGACGTAGGGGAGCGTGGTCATGGCATCGTGTCCCGTCTTCACGAGATGGGATACACCAAGCAGGTGATGGGCGTTGCCTTTGGCGCTAAGGCGGCAAGGGAGGATGTCTATCAGAACAAGAGGGCCGAGATATGGGATAATCTGCGCGAGTGGCTCGAGACACCTGGTGGCGTTGAGATACCAGATGACAACGAGCTACATGCTGACCTGGTGTCTGTGCGCATTAAGCAGACCAGCGTAACCACAAAGCTATTGCTTGAGTCTAAGGTCGACATGAAGAAGCGAGGCGTTCGCTCGCCAGACGTAGGTGATGCAGCAGCATTAACGTTTGCCTTCCCTGTTGCTCGCCTTGAGCTACGCAAGAGGCCGCCAAGGCGTCATAGGCCACGTAAGAAGGCTTACAATCCGTTGAGATTCTGAGAGGCTTTTGTTGCAAATAGGGGGGGTAGGGGCAGAAAAGGTATACCGGGTTCTATCGTACTAAATCCCGATTCAAATCGAAGTTAAGTTTTAGGTTTTTCAACCATAAGTAGTTATTCAATTCATTATTTGCTTTTGGCATAGTTTTCTGTCATTTACTCGTGTTCTATCAACCTGTTAACGTTTAAATGGAGAGCAATGGTGTCTGATGGAATTTCGGGATCTGGTGACAAGGGCCTTATTGGGATTCGTGTTAAAAAAGATGATCCAGAATCGATATTGGTTGGATTTTCTTCACTTTTCGAGAAGCTAGGGAAAGAGCTTGGTGTTTCTTTCATTGTTGTGGCTGAGTATAACGGTCATGTTACAATGGATAATGCAGTTATTGCCTGTGACGAGGAAGAGTGTTCGACTTGTGTTAGGCGTAATCTTTCATTTGAATATTTGACAATCAAGGTTCGAGAAGCTGTTAATGCGGTTGCCGTGGAGTACGAGAATCCCAATTCGAATCATTTGAACTAGCGTGTCCTATGATTTTAGCTGATCGTATTGTAGCGCTGGCTGGGTCATCGATAGACAGGGCGGTGTTCGGATCAATTGGTAAGCTGGCTGCTGATATTGAACAGGCTGAGCGCTTTGTTCTTGATCGGGACACGGTTGTTGCGGTCAATGGTGTGTCGCATTCTTCGCCGAAGTCGATTATGTCGGCCAGGACGTTTGCTAGGGCGCCTTTTTCTAAGACATGGATAGAGTGGACAGCGGCCGATGTAATTCACGCTCGAGGCCCTAGGGATTTGTTGGAAGGTCAGTTTCAGAGTGAGCGGGTTGGATGTTTGATTGAGACCTTGCCTGACAGGCCATTGGCTGGGTGCATCACGCAGGCCTGGACGATTGTTGGTGATGAAGGTGTAGAGCAGTCGATCATTTGTCAGATCTATGATTTTAGTGAGGATGAGCCTGATCTTGATGCTGTGACATCTCATTTTGGTATGCCGTGGCGTCATGAGCCTGACAAGTCGACCAGAGAGTGTTTGTTCCCATTGATTGATCGGGATTTGGACAAGATGGCTGGTTCGACCCAGCGTCATGTAAAGAGGGACAGGCAGCAAAGAGACTACTTGGCCGATGAATTGCTTCGTTATGATTTTGCGCCGAATATGAGGTCATTAGAGTTTGCGGGTGCATTGGCGAAATCAGGCATGGTGTCGGCTGACAATATTTTTCGTGATTGGGAGCGCGAGGGGTCGGTTGTTTTGTCGACGTTGATTTTGCTCAATAGCCGCAATTTGGTTGAACGTGAGCCTGTCAGCCAGGAAAAGCTCAACAAGACGCGGCGGGCGAGGGGTAGGCCGTTGCTTCAGTCACACACGGTCTTGCGTCTTGGTGCTGGGATGTCGGTGTCTAGGGGTGGGTCTAGGGCTGAAGCCAAGACACATCTTGTGAGCGGTCATTTTAAGGTGAGAAAGGGTGGCGTGTTTTGGTGGAATTCTCATGTTCGCGGAGATGGCCAAGTGTCGGACAGGTCGCGCTATGAGGTTAAGTCAAGACAATGAACGGTGGGTGCTGGATTGCTTGATCTTCAATGGATACGTAAAAATCCTGAAGCCCTTGATGAGTCTCAACGACGACGTGGTGAGCCTGACAGCTTTGCGACTGTCTCTGATCTCGATTTTTGTAACTGGATTGCCAAGCTGTAAAAAAGCTGGCATAGCTGCCAGTGGGCGCACTAGAGCCAACCAACTAGGGTGGTGGGGGCATCACCCTAGTTGGCGCTTTAAATAAACACCAAGACGGGATTACCGTCCAATGTCTTCGAAGAGTTTCAACAAGACCTTCAAAGGTTTTGGCAAGGCCTTAAACCCTATTCACGTTGCCAAGCAGACGCACAAGACGGGTATGAAGCTTGCTCAAGGCAAGGTCCAGGGTGCGTTTCGCGAGACAAGGCGGGGTTCTGCTGGCTACCAGGGCCTAAAGACAGGCGAGGCTTCTACTCGCCACATCACGAACAAGATTGCTGACAATCCAGCGTTGGGAGCGGCTGCAACTGGCATTGCTACTGTCATCAACCCGGCGATTGGCGCTGGCGTAGGGGCTTATGTTGGTCATCGGCAGGCGAAGTTGGCCAAGGGGCGGGCTAAGGCTGCTGAGGATGAGTTCAATTCGGCTCTCACTGGCATTGGTGATGATATCAGCGGTTCGATCGATGCGGCGAATGATGCTGGGCCTCAGATTAGCTTTCGTTCGTCATTGATCGAGCAGCGCCGACGTAAGGGGCGCAGGACCTCTGTGCTTCGTGGAGGCCGTAGTCAGGGATTGACGACATCTGCAGCGCCGTCATCGGCGGGTGGCGGGGCTGTGGTCCTTGGCTGAGGTAACGTTTGAAGAAAGTCTTAGCATTTTGCGATTATACGAAGGGAGTCGAGGGGGCGCGGCCTTGAGTGATCTTCTTAAGGATGTTGGCGATCAATGGCCTGGCTTTAAAGTGAGCTGCCTTCTATGTGGAGCTGGGGTTGCGGTGGCGGATGTTCGGCGCTCAACATCTGAGATCATGATTACATGCCAAGGGTGTGGGCATAGGACGACGATCAACCATGGATAGTTTTGATGCCCAAAAAACGAAAAGCTTCGCCAAAGAAGCTCATGAACCAAGCGGCCACCAAGAAAGCCAAGACATCTAAGACTGTGAAGTGGGGCAAGGCGGCGAAGCCAGGCGCTAGGGAGGCGGTGGCGACCAGCATAATCGTTGCTAAGGCTACCGGTGCGCCGATCCGCTCGAGGAAGGTGGCAAAGCCAACCTTTGTCCGCACTTATGGTCAGGTTGACTAGGTTTTATGGCGTTCCGCGGTTTATCGGCAGACAACAAGATCAAGCAAATCATCGATCGCCTTGATAAGGCGAAGTCTATCCGCGCGAACTACGACACACTTTGGGATGACATTGCCGAGGTGATGTTTCCTGGCCGAATAGGCTTTAGCCGGCAACTTGAGCCGGGATCGCGACGCACCAACCATTTGGTCAATTCGGCAGGTGCTCGAGCATCGAGAAAGCTTGGTGCTGTGCTTCAGGGGTCGGTAAGCCCTCGGCAGACGCGTTGGGTTGACGTCCAGGCTGAAGACAGGGGGATCAACGAACAAGGGGATGTTCAGGGTTGGTTCGAAATCGTCAATGAGGTGATTTACAACCACATTTACGATCCGCGAACCGGCTGGGAGCGATCATCAGCAGCGATCTATCGGGATATCGGAACGTTTGGCTCTTCTGTGGTTTTCAACGCTGTCAAACCGGACGGTAGCCTGTTTTTCTCGGCCATTCCTTTGCGTGACACGTGGGTTGAGACCAATGCTTATGATGAGATTTCGACGTTCTTTGTTGAGCGCGACGTAACGGTTCAGCAGGCCGTTCAGATGTTCAAGGGACCCGAGCGTCTTTCAACGAAGCTCCAGCGGCAGTGGTCTGACATGAAGCTGACTGATCGGGTCAAGCTTCTGCATTTTGTGACGGAGCGTTTGGAGCGCGAGCCTGGCAAGCGGGATAAGCTGAACAAGCCCTGGCTTTCGATCTGGATGGAAGTTGATGAGAAGCACATCATCGAAGAAGGTGGCTTTGACTATCAGCCCTATATCTACCCGCGTTTGGAAACGGTTGTTGGTGAGGTCTACCCATGGTCGCCGGGACGGCTGGCCTTGCCCGATGTGTTGATGCTACAGGCTCAAGAGCGATCATTGCTGAAGTCGGCCCATTTCCAATCTGAGCCTCCTTTGCTGGTGCCGGACAATGGCTTCATTGATGCTGATCAGTATGCGCCTGGCGAATTCTTGCATTATGACGCGGCATTATTGGAACAGATGGGATCGTCGCAGTTCCCGGTCCAGCCGTTATTTACTGGCCATAATGCCTCGATTACTGAGCCGATGGTTGCCGCAACCCGTGATGAAATATGGCAGGCCTTTATGCTTGACCTCGTCCAGTTGCCTGATCAGCCAAACATGACAGCAACGGAGATTTTGCGGCGGAATGAGGATTTTTCGCGCATGGCTGGTCCGAGCTTTGCGCAATTGGCTGACGAGTACCCAGCCGCGATCGTTGAAACGGTGTTTCAGCGGTTGCTCGAGCAGAGCGTGCAGCTTGGCTTTGAGGAGGGCTCGCCATTTCCTTTGCCGCCCGAGGCGATTCAGGGGAAGAAGACCAAGGCGAATGTCAAGGCACCTATTCAAGGGCTGCAGAAGCAGGTTGAGCTGTCGTCGGCCCTTTCCAGCATGACTGAAGCGTTGATGCCGATCATCGAGCTTGATCCATCGGCGCGGCATCACCTGAACACGGTTGAGGTGGCTCGGGAAAGCATTCGTGTGTTTGGCCGAGCGTCGTTCTTGCGTGATGAAAATGAAGCGACTGAGTTGATCGAGGGTGAGCAACAAGCAGCCGCGCGTGAACAGCAGGTTGCTGAGGGAGGCGCTGAGGCTCAGATGCTGCAGCAGCTTTCTCAGGCCGACAAGAATGTTGCCGGCGCACAGCCTGCTGAAGGTGAATCGGTACCAGCATAGAAAATGGAATTGATTTTGGACGATCTTTTGTGGTTTACGTTTAATTTGTTTATATTCTTGGTATTAGTCGCTTTTTGCTTGGGAGTAGCGGCGGTAATTAAATGCATATGGGTCGAACAATTTACAAAAAACAAAAAGGAAAATGTTGATGAGCAGCATAGGAAGACAACGCCTACCCAGCACTGGTAAGCTAGTGCGCGGCCCTGTCAAGGAAGGTATTTTTTCCAACAAGAGGCGCTTAGCCGCATGACTCATCGGTTGATCACCATAAGCAATATCCAAGGACAAATGGCGCGTTGGGTTGTTGAGCAGTCCCCTCACAGCAAAGGCCGTGGTGTTGATCAGGTGAACATGGCGTTGTTTCAAGCGTCGCTGGAGTGGGAAGGCCTTTTGAGCGATCCGCGTTTTAGAATGATGCATTTCGCTAGCTGGCGAGACATCGTCAAATGGCTTGAGGCGACCTTAAAGGGCAATGAATGGCTTGGTCGGTGGAATGCTGCCTATAAGGGGCGTTTCGCAGTGCCAGGGGCTGACGGAATGATGATGACCTCTCGGTTTGATACCCCGGCATACGACTATGACTTCATCGATATCGACGCGCTGTTCCGGAATGTGGCAATGAGCGTTTGGAGAGATGCGAAAGACTATACTGACGGTGCTAAAGATGATGACGAGGCATCGGTCACAGTCAGCTCGGTTGGGCCAGACTCTTGAGCACTGGCAATAGCCTTGTCGACTGCGTCCTTCGCGTCATGGCCGCAGGTGGCGTGGATGAACGTGAGCGGCGACGCGCTTACCGGCAAGTCTTCTCTAGCGAGGCGGGCAGGGTGGTGTTGGCTGACATAATCTACCGGTCAAAACTGCTATCTGGCGATATGACGCCAACAACGACCAAAACGGGCGCTGTGAGCTGGTCGACAGCGAGCGCTGATCAAATGACGGCTGATGCAGGGCGGCGCTCATTGGCGCTTTGGATCCTGCAGCAGTGTTTTCCCGAGGCCATGATGGCCAAACGCAGAAAGCGGGTAAAACCGCTATCATTAGAATAGGAGAAAACGTTGAGCGAGGACCTGCAACAGCAGCCGCAAGAAGCTGCTGAAACCAACGATGTGACACCGGCAGCCACAGAGACTACGCCACCTACTGAGACAACAACCGAAACCGTTCCGGACCAGGCTGAAGAGACGCTGATTCTCGGCGATGTAACGGCTGATACTCCCAAGGCAGACGAGACGCCTTTGCCGTCGTCATCGAAACAGATAGCGCAGCCTGATCAGTTGGCCGCCCAGCCGCCCGTAGAAGAGGAGAAGCCCAAAGGTCCGCCTTTGCTTGCGGATGAAGGAACGGGCCATGTTGACCCTCGACTAGACAAGAATGATGACGATATCCACTGGTCCGTTGGCACCGTGGATCCAGAGCACGAGGCTTATTTTGGGCGATATAAGAGTCTGAAGGATGCCCTTGATGCCCAAATTCATCTGGCCAAGATGCAAGGCCGGATGGTCACCATCCCTGCCAGCGAGGGCTCTGAAGATGACTGGAATCATTTCTATAAGAAGATCGGTCGCCCCGATGATCCGGGGGACTATACTCTTGATCAAAAATTGATAGAGAGCCTGGACGATGGCGGCATTGAACGCATCAATGGTTTTCTGTCTGAAATGCATAAGTCCGGAGCACGACAGGAGGTCGTGGATTCTGCGATCGACTGGTATCAGCGGGAAGAGCAGGCCGCATCGGCAGCTATCCAGGCCGAGCGCGAGGCAGCGCATCAGGCTAACCTTGATCGGTTGAAGACTGAATGGCCTGGCACTGCTTACACAACCAATGTCACCAAGGCTACTAAGGCGCTGACCTCCTGGCTTTCTCATGAGGACGCCAAAGCCCTTGCTGAGACTGAGCTCGCCGATGGTACGCTGTTGGGCAAGAACCCTAATTTCATTCGGTCCTGGTATCAGGTAGGCCTTGGCATGTCCGATGCGACATCGCCGATCGCATCGTCTGGCGGACTGGTGCAGGAGTACACTGAGGCTGAGATTGACGCGATGCAGGCTGAGGCGATGGAGAAGAACGACAACGATCTCAGAAAAAAGGCCTATGACGCGCGGCGCGCGCTTTATGAGCGGCAAGGGATGAACCATAGCGTCGGCCCTGGTGCTCATAGGTAGTAGGCATGCACACAGCTTGTAATGCGAGTTTTTGAGGCATATGCTGCCGTTTTAACTCAACCAAGGAGACAAGGTATGGCTTTTGTGACATCGGATGGCACTTACATCGTCACCAAGGAGACCTATCGCGATGTGGAGCAGGCCAAAGAGCTTGGCCATATGATCGGCAACTTATGGCCGGCTGAAATCGCAGCGCTTGGATTGGATCACACAAAGCCGATTCATGCAGCGATCAATTTATTATCGCATCTCCGTGGTCATGTTGTTGATGGCTCTGGCCCGCCGCCATTCATGCCTGCCCCGTTACCTGACCCCGCGCCGGTTTTTGCTCCTGTTGCAATGAGGGCTGTCAAGAAGGTGACATGCCAACCAAAGATTGTTCTTGAGTCAGAAGAGGAGCTGGCTCGCAGTCTTGGCCTATCTCAGGATTCGTCAGCCGCCAAGCCTACGGTAATCCTTGACCCAAATGGACCGCAGAGCGACTATAACCCGTCAGGTAGGCGTTGACGCTGGTCTGACAGACCGTTAGATTAGCCCACTTCGGCTGATTTTCATGCGAATCCATGCCGAAGCCCGACTAGCAGAAAAACCTGCCTGTGGCACCTACAGGCAGGTTTTTTGCATCTTGCAGACTGTTATGCCCTGCGCTAAGATGCTCTTGCATCCGCGTTCTCTTAAAAGCCTCCCTTGGTTTTATGGTGACACGCTCGCAATAGACGCCTCGGCTAGGATCCCTGACCTGCCGGGGCGTCTTTCTGTCTAACAGTCTGTTAGGTCCCTTTACAATCCGCAGACCTTGCTGGTAGCAATGGCCATGTGCCGGGTCGCGTCTCGGCGCGGCCAATAATCAAGAAACGTAACTGGCAGGACGGGCAACTTCCGGCCTGCCTTTTTTTAGAGGGAATAATGCCAGCAAGAACCAATCGCGCCAACAGCATCTCCTTGCCTCCAGTCCAACTTGATAATGGCCTTTTCCTATCCGGTTATTGCCATGAGTGCTCAGTGTCTTGCCAGCTGGCTCTGAATGGCGAGGATCTAGCGAAGGACGAGGGTGATGTTCGCTATACCGCCCGATGTGATGTACATCCGACTATTCAAGATGAAGATACTGGCGAAGCGAGCGGTAATGATGAAGAAGGCGTCCTTGACGATCACGTAGCAAAGGCGGCCAGGCGCAAAGCCTATCGACGGCGCGATATCACTGTTTCTTGCTTTGAGCTTTTGTGACAACATGCTTGACCTGTCCATAAATCTGTGCAAATACAAAATTAAGTTGTCCAGAGTTTTACTGCTGGCACCTGCCTGAATAACAAGTTGTTGGGACCTGATGCAAATCAGCCACCTTGTTAGAATAGCAGCCCAGAAGTAAAAACCTCAACGAACCGGCCCTAAGACCGGCACCCGTACCAAGGACAAGAGATCAACTCTTGCAGAACGGCCAACCAATGGCCGCATACGGGCTCAGTCTATGTCGCAATCAGTAGACGTCGCGTTTATTCGCGCATTCAACAAGGACGTGCATCTCGCTTACCAGAGGCACGGTTCCAAGTTGCGCGGCACCATCCGCACCCAGACAGGTGTGCGCGGAGAAACCCTGACCTTCCAAAAAATGGGTCGAGGTGCTGCCACTCAAAAATCCCGCCACGGCAATATCCCGCCGATGAACGTTGCCCACAGCAATGTGACCGTGACGATCGAGGACTATTACGGCCTGGATTATGTCGATGATCTCGACAAACTGAAGATCAACATCGAAGAGCAAAAGGCGCTGCAAAAGACCATTGTGTCAGCGTTAGCTCGCCAAACAGACGATCAGATTGTCATCGCGGCTGAAGCCACACCAAACATCATCCCTGCCGGTGGTGCTGGTATGGACCGAGCCAAGATGGATACGGTCATGGTCAATTTTGGTGAGCTCGACGTGCCGGATGACGGCATGCGGTATTGCTTCGTTGGCTGGCGTCAGTGGGCTGACATGATGAACATCAATGAGTTCGTCAACGCGGATTTCATTGGTCCTGATCATCCCCTGAAGCAGTGGCCAAACGCCCAGTTCTTCAATGGCATTTGGTGGGCTCCCTTTAGTGGTCTCAACCTTAATGGCACCGAACGAAACTGCATTGCTTACCACTGGTCAGCAATCGGCCATGCCATTCAGCACGAGATTGAAACCGAGATTGCCTGGGTCACTGAGAAGGATGCTTGGGCTGTCAAAGGCAAGATGGCTATGGGCGCGATCCCGATCGACACGGACGGCATGCAGCTCGTGCAGTGCCAAGAATAAGGGCAAAACATGCAGCGTAAATTTCGTGAGGCCTGGTTAACTGAAATTGGTGGTGATGGCTCATTCACTTGGTGGCGCTATGCCGATCACGGCACTGACACCATTGAAATGATGGAAGCCGGGTTCTTTGACCCCTTCCAGATGAATGCGTCCAAGCAATCAATGATCCGGGCCATGCTGCAAGGCAGTGACGCGGTGGTGGACGCTCTGGTTGTTCAGATCGGAGCATCACCCAATCACACGCCAGTCTTTGCCCTCCTACAAGAACTAAAGCCCGTCCTTTTAGAGGACGCTAAGAAGGCAGCTTAACATGCCCTTTGATAACAAAAAACTGACATGCAATGACGGCGGCGGCCAGCGGTTGTTTTTGTATGAAACTGAAGACACTGCGGCCGACGTTGCGGCTCCTGGTTACTTCAATGGGATGTGGGAGCATTTTCGGCTTTTGGATGTCATTCATGTGGTTTCGGATGTGGTCTTGACCCCGCCTGCTCCAGGCGTTCAGGGGACCGGCGCACCGCAAGCCAGTCCTCATCTCGCGGCTGGAACGCTAACCACTTATTTTGTTTCGCAGATCAATGATGGTGGTATTGGGGCTGCTGATCCGCGTGCTTTGCCGGACGTGCGCCTGACAGCGTCCGCGTAACGAGTTTCTGGCTTATGTGCGGGTGCTTTGCAGGTCCTAACGTCAGCCAGGAAATAGCCGGGGCTCCTTTGCGGGGCTCCGGCCTTTCGGCGTTTTAAGTTATGGCAAATGATACCGACGTTGCCAATCGAGCTCTTCTCTCCCTTGGTCTGCGCAGCATTGATGATTTTGACACGGCTACCAGCTACCGGGCGCGGCAAATCCGACTGCTTTATGACGGCACTCGAATTTCGGTTCTCGAGGAATATGATTGGCCGTTCGCGGCAGCCAGAGCTGAGTTGGTGCGCAATGCGACCGTGCCGGTCTCGGGGTTCGAGTTTAGCTATAATCTACCTGCTGATTTTTTGCGTATGCGCCATGTGCGCGCCTCGGCAGATGATGACGATGTCGCTGGCGGCCACTATGTGGGCGATCGCTATTCCTGCGCTGATCTTCCTTATGAGCTTTCGGAGCCAACGCTTCAGTGCTCTGCCGAGGAAGTCTTTATCGCTTACACCAAGAACGTCGATGATCTGACGCTATGGCCGCAGCATGTCGCGGAAATTCTCGCCTTTCGTCTGGCAAAAGATGTCGCAATTGCCCTGACCGAATCAGAGACAAAGCGCGCTGAGGCCGAACGCATGCACAATTCAGCCGTGGTTCGCGCACGGGGCATTTCAACCGATAACAATGTTCGGCGCAAGCCCAAGCAACAAAGCAGCGGATGGCTGGCCGCCCGATACCAGGGCTCAGGCGTGTCGCACCACTAGGAGACGATCATGATTATCGAGGGTGGCTCAGGGACATCAACGCCGGCCAGGCAGACCAAGGCACAGCGTGGCTATCGCCAGACTCATTCAAGCAAGGAAGGCTATGCCGACGTCCAAGCGCCTCGCTACAGCAACGATAGCGGTACGCCTGACATGCCTGGCACCAACCCTAAAAAATCAAAGAAGCGCAAGAAAAAAGGCAGCAAGAGAACTGGCTATTAGGAGACGATCATGATCATCGGTGAAAACGGCGCGAAGAATCAAGGCAACACCAGCGTACCGGCGCCGCGGAACAAACAGAGCCCCTCACAGCAAGGCAGCCGCAGCAATGTTGGCCCGGTTACGGCTGAGTATGGCGCTGCTCATTGCAGGTCGGCCTTCCCAACCCCGCAAAATCCATCTGGCCCCGACCAAGTCGCTAAAAAGGTTTGCCACAGCCCGCTTCGTCTCGATTGAGACTTTTGGGCGGTAGATGGCGCGGGCAACACCGCTACAGAACGCATTCAACGCAGGCGAGATATCGCCGCGCGCTCTGCTTCGCACGGACATTGACCGCTATCAAAAGTCAGCGGAAAAGCTCGAAAACTTAATCGTTCAAGTTCAGGGCGGGCTCACTCGACGTCCTGGTACGCTTGATGTCGCCGGCAGCAAGGACGCAACCGGGGCAACCCGGCTGATGAAGTTCGAGTTTAACGCTGAGCAGGCTTATGTGCTTGAAGTGGGGCAGGGATATATCAGGTTCTTTGCTCGCGGCGGCCCTATTTTGACTGGCGGCGTTCCTCTTGAAATCGCAACGATCTGGAACAATTTTGATCCGTTTAAGCTGCGCTGGGCACAATCGGCTGACCAGATTCGCTTTGTTCATCCTGATTTTCCGCCACAGATCTTATCGCGATTTTCTGAATCCAATTGGACCATTGCTGATATCGATTTCCAAAACGGCCCTTACCTGCCTCTGAACGCAACCGACACGACGATTAGAGCCAGCGCGACCTTTGGAACAATTGGCCTGTTTGCTTCAGGTCCAATATTTGAACCAGGCCATATTGGCAGCCTTTGGCGTCTTGCTGATGCGACCGGTGTCTTGCCGCAACAAGAGTGGATACCTCAAAACACTTACACCACTGTTGTTGCGGTGCGTTTTGGCAGTAACGTTTACTCATCGCTCGCGCCCGGAACTAGCGGAACAGTCGCCCCAACCCATACCTCAGGGATTGTTTCTGACGGCGGCATAGATTGGCGTTTTGCGCATAATGGCTTCGGGCATGTAAAAATCATCAGTGTCACATCGCCGACCCAAGCAACCGGAACTGTGCAAACACCAGGATCTCTTCCGGGCGATCTTGTGACCACCCCATCGGCCAATTGGCAGGAAGGCGCTTGGTCAGAAATACGAGGGTTTCCGTCTGCGATCAGCTTTTTTGAGCAGCGTGTTGTTTATGCTGATAGTCGTGAGCCCACACTACGCTACTCGACGACCGGTGATTTCGACAATTTCTCACCGCCTGGCCTTCTCGCTAACACGGTTTCCGATGGCCCGATCGACGGCACCTTGGATAGCGGGCAGGAACTGCAAATCCACTGGATGGTCTCGCGAGACGAGTTGTTGGTGGGCACCAGCGGCGGCGAATGGACCATCAGCTCGTCATCTGGCGGGCCGGTCACGCCATTCGATATTCGAGCACGCCAGGTAACCTCGACCCGCGCTGGCAACATGGATGCGATCTTCGTTCGCTCTTCGGTGCTGTTTGCCGCGCGCGGACGCGAAAAGCTGCATGAGATGGTTTTTGATTTCGACAGCAACAATTACCAAACGCCGGACATGACCCGGATTGCTGACCACGTCTTGATTACCGGCCTAATCGAGCTCGCTCATCAACAAGAACCAGAAAGTCTGGTCTGGGGATGTCTTACCAATGGGGATCTAGTGTCACTGTCCTTCGACAAGGTTGAACAGGTGGTTGCTTGGGCTAGACACCCCATGCCTGGCCGCGCCGTCGAAAGTGTGGTTGCCATTCCTGGATCTACATCGAGCAACAATGAGCAGGCTGATGAGGTATGGCTCCTCGTTAACCATGGCGACGGGATACGCCGCATCGAGCGCATTGATGAGTTTTGGCGAGGCACTGATTACGGTGATGTTCTTGATGACGCTTACTATGTTGATAGCGGTGTCAAGCTAAATGGCGGGCTAACCAATGTCATCATCGGTCTCGCTCATCTTGAAGGCAGGGAAATTACGGTCCTGGCTGATGGCGTCGCTCTCGGAAAATTTGAAGTTGTTGCTGGTCAAGTGACGTTGCCAACGTTCGCAACCAAGATTTCCGCTGGGTTGCCGATCAACTACTTTTACAAAGCAACCAAGGAGGAGAGCGCTGCTCCTCTTGGCACGGCCATTGGCAAAAAGCGATCGATTTCTGAGGCCACATTTTCACTTCTAGACTCATGCGAAGTGCTGGTTGGCGCAATTAGAGGGTCGCTGGAGCCCGTGGAACCTTATATCGATGATGGTGATAATCCGCTGCTAACCGGTGATTATAGGGTTGTTTTTGAGCGAGACTGGGAAGAAGATCGCGATCCAAGGGTTATTATAGAGAATGACACCCCTTGCCCGTTCACCTTGCTGGCTATTGCTGTCCGACACCGAGCAGAGGACCGATAGAATGCTTCGAACCCGCGCGACATTCGCTGATGATTTTCTGAATTTCGAATGGGATGAGATCTCGACAAAAGGTCTTGGCAATGGCGAGATGATCTTCGAATTCAGAGACGGTGGTCTTCTCGATTTTCTAACTACAGCTTGCTGGGATAAATTCGACAATATACAGGCGATTTACGGGGTGTCTGAAAACCTTGGTGGTATGTTGGAGTTGTCCATGGTTATATCGCCGTGGATCAAGAGCCATTACCCCACAGCAATGGCTCGGTTTGCTCGAAAAGAAGTGGCTAGGTTGGCTGGGGAACACGACAAGTCGATCTGGGTTCGTGGAGTTGAGGGACAAGAAACACTACCTGCTTGGTTCGGTTTTCTCGGGTTCAAAGAAACGAGAATGAATGACAAAGAGGGGCTAACCCTTTGGGAATACAAACGTGACGTCGCAGCAATTCGGAACAACATTCGGTAATCTTTCAAAAAGCGGAACGCTTACCAATGCAGCGCTGGCCGGGACCTCCCTTTATTCGGGATATATCCAAGGCCAGATGCAGAAGAGCCAAGCCAATCTGCAATCGAGCCTGCACAGCTTCAATGCTAAGGTCGCCGAAAGTCAAGCCAAAGAGGTCCGATTTCAAGCTCGGCATGAGCAGGGCAGGCTGAGAGAGACAGCGCGGCGGGTTCAAGGCGATCAACGCGCGGCCATCGGCGCTTCAGGCTTTACCTTTCAAGGTCAGCGATCGCGGTTGATTGCTGAGAGCGCTCGAGATGCTGAGCGTGATTTTCAGATGTCAATGCGGAACTTCCGAAATGAGGAAAGCCAGCTTCATCAACAGGCGGCGATCGAACGCTACCGTGCCACCGATGTCCGGCAGGCCGGTAAGTACCGAGCGGCGTCAACCTTTCTGAGCACCGCTTCCAACACTGCCTTTACGCTTTTGGGCTGATCATGGCGACAATCCCAGTTTACCAGCAACGGGTCGCACCAAGTGGCAGGTCGCCGCTTAGAGCCGTTGATTCTCGACTTGGCGGCGAAAGCCAAGCAGCCTTTGCTCAACTTGCCAATGTGGCCGGTCAAACGGCCCAGCGCGGTTTGCAGCGCGTGCGTGCCGGCCAGATTGCCGAGCAGAGGAAGCAAGAGGCAGAGCAGAAAAAACTGGAGCAGGAAGCTGAAAAAGCGCGACTTAGGCAAGAGGAACGAGCCAGAGCCACCAAGGCCACAACGATTGAGACTGAGGCGAACATCGCGGCGGAAGAGGCATATCGTCAGGCCCGAGCCAATGCCCCGCCAGGTGGTGAAGGGTTTGCCCCCGCGGTGGAGGAATATCTTGACCAAAACATCAAGGCCGTCATTGAGGCCAATCAAGATGACCCTGAGCTACAGCTAAAGTTGCACCAAAAGCTGAGCGGCTTGCGTCAGAAGATGACCCTGCGTGCCCATGGCGATCAGGCCGCCGATCGGCTAGACCACGCTGAGACCGCTTACAGCACGGCTATGGACACCCTTTCCTCGCAAGCGGTCTCCGAGCCCGGCGAACTATCGTCCTTGATTGCGCAAGCAAACAATATCATCGACGAACAATCGCCCTATATGACCCAGGCTGAGCGTGCTGAGGACCGACGCAAGGCGAAGACTACGCTCGCCGAGGCTGCGATTGGCGGGATGGTCGAAAAAAATCCGGCTGTCTTATTGCGGGATCTGAAAGATGGCCGTTATGACCAGTACATTGATGGAAAAACGAAGTCGAGTTCCATTGATAGAGCGCAAGCTGAAGTCAAGAGTATCGAGGCGAAGCACAAAGCAAAAACTAATGCGGCTGAAAAGGTTGTAGCGCGCGAAGTCAAGGACGCTTTGTATGTCATGGACAGGGGGCACATTCCACCCAATATCGATGCTCTGCAAAAACAAGCGTCGGGCTTCCCTGAACTAAAGCAAGCGCTGGATGAGGCGATGGTTGACGTTCATGACGTCGCGGCCTTTGGCCGTTTGCCGGGCCATGCCAGAGAAGCGCTGTTACAAGAATCGACCGCCAACAAAAATCCAACCAAGCGCCAGTTGGAACGCGAAGAACGGTTTGCCAAGCGGTCATCAGAAATAGACAAAATGCTCAGTGATGATCCTATTGCGGCGGCGGTGGAGACCGGCGTTATCGACGCGCCGGCTCCCTTGGAAGATGACATTGTATCTAGACGTGAGCTGGCAGCGATTGTGGAAGAGACCTATGGCGTTGAAACAAGCGGGCTGACCAAGGCTGAAGCCCAATCTATTGGTCAAGGTCTGAAGGGAATGGGAACGCCAGAAAAGCTTCAGCATTTGGTGGGGTTGCGCGAAGGCTTGGGCGACCGTGGCTTGCGTCTTGCTTTACCTGCTCTGGCTGAAGATGACCCAACGACAGCAGCAGCGGTTTCAATCTCAATGACCAACCCTGCTCTGGCTGCGGAAGTCTTTGAGGGACAAAAGGTAATAGGTGCTATGGGCAGTGATGTGATGCCAGGCCCTGGCGGCGAGGATGGTTATAATACGCTTGCCAACTCCTATCTTGGTGATGCTTTGGAGTTTGCTCGACCGGAAGACCGGGAAGCCATGGTGCAGTCCGCGTTGGCAGTAGAAGCCGCGCGACGTAACAAACTGGGCCTTCTGACCAAAGATGACTTTAGCCCTGAGGTGTTCCAAGAGGTGTTAGGGCAGGTTGTCGGTGGTGTGGTCAAATATAATGATGAGAGCATTATTCCACCGTCGCCAGATATCGACGAGGACGGATTTGAGGAGGTCATCGAGACGATTACCGACGATGACCTTCCGGCGATGGGTGGGCCGTTTTTTGATCGGGATGGTGACCCTGTGGCTTGGGATGACATCAAAGAGAGCGGTCACCTGAAATCATTTGGGGCTGGTAAGTATTTCGTGTTTTTCGGCGACCGGCCTCTTGCTGGTGCTGATGGTAAGCCAGCAGAGATGGTTTTCGATGATCATCTGGATACGATCACGTCGCGCATTAATACGCAAAGACGCAGAGGCTTTCTTGATCGGTTTGGCCTGACAAAGCCGGATGATGAGCCGGGGCTGCTCGACAAGGCGCTGGATGCTGTTGGGCTGGGGGACGAGTAGTGATCTTTCGCGATGAAAAGAACGCCAGGCAGACGCTGTCTACCGAGGATACTGCTGGTAAGCCTGTAGGCTTTGGTATGGAAGCGTTCAATGCGGCATGGGGCGAGGTTCGCCGCGAAGAACAAAGCGTTTCCATGGACCGCGCCTTTGGCGATCGGTTTGGCACTTACATTGACGAAGTGGAGAAGTTGACCGGCACGCGTCTTGAAAGCCCGATTCAGCCACGCTCGAATTTCTCACCAGCTGACCTTGTTTTTCATGGTGGGAAGAGAGGCGCTCGACAACATGATTATGGCGCCTTTTTGGAACAGGTTGATGAACTTCGCGCCGGGCGTGATGATATACCCGATCCTCCAGACCCAGAAGCCATGCTGGATGAAATCATCACCGATGCTGATATTAAGCGCCGCGAGCTTGCCGATCTGCGGTCAAGACGTACAACAGGAGGCAAGGTCGCTGACTTTCTAGGCGCTTCGGTTGGGACGCTGGAAGACCCGATGATTGCCGCAACTTTGCCGTTTGGCGCGAGCGCCTCCAGCGGCATTCTGCGCACCGCTTTGACCGAAGCTGGCATTTCGATGGCAGTGGATGCGCCGATCCAATTTGGCACGGTAATGGAGACCAAGGACGTGCTTGGCGTTGATTTCGACGCTGGGGATGCTGCGATTAACGTGCTGATGGCAGGGGCGGTGGCTGGCGGCATTGGTGGTACCCTTAAGGGTGCTGGGAAGGGTGTCACTGCAATAAGGAACAAGATCCGATCGCCAGAGACAGAGCCGGAAGTTAGGCGACGTCGACCAACAAGACGGGCTGGGGAGGTCGCCACAGAGACAGCAGAAGACGCGCAACCGCTTGATGATGGATCGGCCGCGCCCAGCCGTGCAGAAGGTGGCGGTGATGTTTCTGATAGCGCTTATGCCAAAAAGACCCGTGGTGAAATGGCGCGTGTTCAGAAAGAGAATGCTGCGAAGGCACAGGACCTCAAGGCCCAAATTGCTTCAGACCGCAAGGTTTTGGACGAATACCGGGCTAAAGTCGACTCTGGCGAGGTCAAGGAAACCCCGGCGACCAAGCGCGCGGCTGATGATCTAGATCGCGATTTGGACATCGCCGAAAGCAATCCTTATGAGCGAAGCCGCGAATCAGATATTGAGCATGAGGAGAATTTCAACAAGGCCTATGAAGCCCTTCAGCGGGGCACCACAATGTCAGTGCCTATGCGCTCAGCATCAGGGAAAGCGAAGGCGGCTACGTCTGGTGATGATGCAATAGCCGAGATCATGTCAGAAACCGACCTGCCGAAACCAATCCAAGCTCGGTTCCATGATGCGATAGCTGAAACACGGACTCAGGTTTCTGTAAGCGCTCCGAAAGTCTTCAGTCATCTCGACGATTATCGAGACCTTGTCCAGCGACAAGATAAGCTACTTGCAACACCGCGCACCAAGAAAAACCGTGCCAAGCTGAACAAAGAGATTGCCAAGATTGCCAATCAGCTAGATGAGTTGCAGCGCCCGGAAGTTGTAGCAAGCGCTTCGCGTGATCGTTCTGTCGATGAATTTTGGCGCGCTGATCGTCCGGCTGATGAAATATCGGAAGAGGTTGCCGACCAGGCTCTGAAAGCCGATTTGAAACGTGCTGTTGATGATCATGGGGATCAGCTCGAGATTCCTTTGGGCGAGGCTATTGATGAGGCGTCTGGCTTACGTGTGGCTGGTACCAAGCCATTAAGAGAGGTGCTTGACGAATTGGATGAAGCAGACCAGCTGGCTGATGAGGTCGCCTCATGTCTGCTTGGCACAGCCGAGGTGGCGGCATGACCGTAAAGGATTGTCTCAATGAAAAGGTCAAGGCCGGCCAAATCCAGCGGAAGCAGGCTGATGCGGCCATTTTGCTAATCGAGAAGTTTGAGCGTGGTGAAGCGCAAACAGGCGCTGGAGCGGCCAGGGCGGCGGCGGCGGCACAAAAGCAGATGAAACGGTCAGCGCGCGAGCAGCGTCGTCGGACAGCGCTTGCGGTCGCCAAGCGGACTGAGATTGCCAAAAACATAGCGGCCCATCGCAAAGGGCCGATGGCCGGTGTGCTATCTCATTTGGTTCGTGATATTTTCGACAGCGCGTCATGGGCCAATGTTGATCGGCGTAAACATGCTGTATTAGGCCAGCTTCATGCAAAATGGGCTGAGGGCATTGAAAAGATGCGCCCTAAGTTTGTTGGCATTTCACGTGAAACAGACAATCTCAAGAAGTTTTTGCGATCGACCTATGGCGAGACCATTGATGATGGTGACGTGGCTAAGTTGGCCAGACAATATGGCGACACCAATGAATATTCGCGGCAACGTTGGACCGATGCTGGCGGGGCGCTTACTGAGCGGGATGATTGGCGGGTCCCCAATCCTTCTCATGACTATCGCCTAATTCGAAAGGCTGACCGTCAAGATTGGACTGACTACACCTTTCAACGTCTGGATCGGCAAAAGATGCGCGATCTTGATACCGGCTTGCCACTTACCGATGATGAGCTCAGGAATGTCCTTCGCGATGTTTATGATACCCTTGCCACCAACGGCCTCAATAAGCTGAAGCCAGGGTCAAGGGGAACTGGGAACCTCCTGATCAACCGTCACAATCACAAGCGGGTGCTGCATTTCAAGGACGCCGACAGTTGGCTCGAATATAATGATCAATATGGATCTTCTGACCTCTTTGGCACGATCATGGGCCATTTTGATAATATGGCCAGCGATATCGCACAGCTCGAAGTTCTCGGCCCCAACCCTAGCGCCATGGTGCGCTGGATGATCGATTCCGCTCGAAAGAGCTTGGTGGATAGCGGGGGACGGCTAAAGGCCCAAAAAATTAAAACGATTGAAGACACCTGGGCTGTTCTGTCCGGATCGATCAATGAAGGCGAGGGTGGTTGGATTTCGAATTTTTTCACTGGTGTTCGTAATTATTTGCCTGCAGCACAGCTGGAAGGTGCATTTATTTCATCGATCAGCGATATTGGTTTTCAAAAAATTGCCACCAAGATGAATGGCACCTCGTTTACCAACACTATGGCTAACTACACCAAACTGATGAACCCAGCCAACAAAGAAGACCGGGTTATGGCTGCACAGTTTGGTTTGATAGCTGAGAGCGCAGCGAGTCTTGCTTTGGGCGCTCGCCGTTATGACGCTGAAACCGCTGTGCAAACTGTTGGGTCTCGGCTGAGTGATGGCGTTTTGCGAGCGTCCCTTTTGACCCCAAGCACTCAGATGGGCCGCTGGGCGTTTGGCATGGAATTTTTAGGTATGCTGGCGCGCAATAAAGGTAAATCGCTTAACGAGCTAGATGAAGAGGTCCAAGGGGCTTTTGCTCGATATGGCATTGAGGGAAAGGATTGGGACGCAATCCGCAGCACCAGAACATACACTCATAAAGGCGCGTCGTTCGTCTATCACAATCATGTCGCCGAGAATAACCCAGATGTCGCCACCAAGCTTTTAGAGATGATCCAGACGGAAACGGGGTTTGCCGTTCCTGGCACTGACACGTTGACGCGAGCCTTGGTTACTCAAGGCACCAATACCAATACGTTTCTTGGGCAAACGACGCGGTCACTAGGGATGTACAAGAGCTTCCCCGTGTCGATCGCGCTTACGCATCTGCGTCGCGGGCTCAATCAGGGAGACCTTGGCAATATGGCGCAGGCTATAGGTATTATGGCTGTGCGCTATGGTGTGACGATGACGATGATGGGGGTCATTGCTTACCAAATGAAGCAGATCAGGGCCGGCAAAGAGCCGGTGGAATGGGACGATCCGAAGCTTTTGGCAGCAGGCCTACTCCAGGGTGGTGGACTTGGCATCATCGGTGATCTTTTGTTTTCGGATGTCAACCGCTTTGGCGGCGGCCTAGCAGTGTCGCTAGCTGGACCGATGGCGGGCTTTCTTGATGACACTAGACGCCTGACGATTGGCAATGCCCTTGAGGCGATCCAGGGCATTGATACTAATTTTGGCCGCGAAGTGGTCAAATACGGCGCTCGATATGCGCCAGGTGCTGATATGTGGTATTTTGGCCCAGGCGTGCAGCGCTTATTTATTGATCAGATGGAGCTAATGCTTGACCCGAAGAAGGCCAAAGCGGGGTTTCGGCGTGAGGAATCCACGGCCAAGAACCAATATGGTCAAAAATACTGGTGGGCACCTGGTGATGCATTGCCAGGCGGATAAGACAATTCAAACCACCGAAGGAAGAAGCTTATGACACCACGCCAATACCAGCTTTTCCAATTCATTCTATCCTACAAGGAGGAGAAGGGCGTTGCGCCAACTCTCAGCGAGATGATGGAAGATCTCAGTATCAAATCAAAATCTGGGGTATTCATGTTGCTAAAAGGCCTTGAACAGCGTGGCTACATCAAGCGTAGGCATGGTCTCTCTAGAGCCATTAAGGTCATCCGGATGCCAGACGGCCACGCTGCTCTTTAAAG